TTTCGCAGCAGCCCTCGTAGTATAATCCATGCAAAACTGAGTCTTTCCCACTCCAGAACGAGCTACAATGACTGAGATATTACCCTCTAAAAGCAAAGAACCATAAATCTCATTAACCCTCTGGTGTGGACCCATCATCCCAGCCTCTTCTACTGGGTTATTGCCTCTCTCCTCGACAACGGACTCCATTATCTCGAAAAGATTTACTGGCCCATCCTCATTAAACTCAAATTGCTTAATGTTCTTGTTGTAGATTTCATCTGCTTTATCTACAATTTCAGAATATTTTAAATTAGGATCTATCTTCTTGACAAATTTAGCTACATCCTTGCACGAATGATATATCTCTCGTCTAGCCGAAAACTTCTTTAACTCCTTAACGGAAGAAAGGAATATGTCTTCTGTTATCTTATGAAAAACCAAAGACCGTATATACTCTGCTAGATCAATGCTATCAGGGAAGCTAACCTTTAATTCATTAAGACGAGGTATAAGGATCGTATCGTCAATCGTTTCCGCATTATCAAGAGCGTTCTTAATTAGTTTGAAAATAGAAAGGTGAACCTGAGAGTCTTCACTATAAAAATCCTTCTCATTTAAAAAAATAGAAATCTCAGCCCACTTATGGGGGTGCTGGAGAAGACCCTTCAAGACAGTCTTCTCTAGATCCATATTAGAAATCATTGATCAACCCCCTTTTCAAGAGATAATTCTATCAATTTACTCAAGGCCATATCCACACAGGAATTTTCCGTCTTTGTAGCGAAACTTGGTTGGCCCAAATCATTGATATAAAACAAGAAAAATCCCTTATTCCCGCCAGTAGGAGAACCCGTACAGTCATAGAGTTTAGTAAGTATACTCTGAGGTAATGTATTATCGCTTTTATCAAAAAGATTCATATAATGTCCAATGTTTTAAGAAGCTCTTCGTCAAGCGTATCATTTTCAAGAATTCTTACAAGCTTAATGTTGTTGATTTCGCAAAAATACTCTTTTTTCTCATCCCTCTGCAACTGAGATAAAAAATTCTGCCTAGAGTTTGAGTGAAAAAACTTATTGAATTTATAGTGCTGGTTACCATCCACTTCTATTGCCACTTTCTTATTAGCATTATAAAAATCTATAGTCATCCTAGTACCAACAACAGGAAATTCCTCAAAGACAATATCCGCCATCCAATGAGAATGTAAAAGATCTTTAACTCTCTTCTGTATTTTGCTCCGACACTTCTTCTCCCAATTGATTAAGTATCGAGAAGAATTTTTGATCTTTTGCTCTCTGCCCGTAGGAGTCAGAAATATCATGATAAAATATGGTCTCTTACAAAGCCTTTAAGTTGATTCGTAAGACCTTCGTTTTCTTCCAGAAGGGAATACAACGAATTCATTCCTTGATACTTTTCTTTAATATCGAAACCCTTTTCGCCAAGAAAGGCGACGATCTCTGGATCTATTTTAAACCAAGAACCTGCTTTCTCAATGTAGCTCCACATTAAGAGCATCTCTATAATTTCACGCTCTACCCATATAGATTTCCCTCCTGAGCGACCATACTTGATCGGATATCTTATACGAAGACCAGTGCTTTCGTTGGTTGATTTCTGAATATGCACTTTAGCATAATGACCGATTATTTTGTTTTCTGGACTTGGCCTAGCCTTTGGATCTTGAACAATCAAATCCGCTTGATTTCTTTTCTCAAAATTAATAATCCAATCAGGATAATGAAGAGCTGCATTGCCACCGCTAGAATTAGTTTGATTATTTGGATCACTAGCTGCATATTGGCTAGTCTTAATGGTTGACCGAACCTGAGACACCATAATACACATATGACCAAACCTACTCATCCCAAGGCTAACCCTCTTTAAGAAATCAGAAGTTAAAGTAGCTCCTGCAGCGACTTTAGCCGCTTCACTAGTACTCTTTTCCAGATCTCCTTTTGAAAGCAAGCCATCCATACTATCGATGACAATGCAAAATCTTTCTTTTTCAGGGTTATTCTTCAAAAGCTCCCTTAAACCATCAAAAACTGTATCGTAAATATTGCAATCCCAAACAAGGCAGGTTCCAATGTCCCACTTCTCAGGGTCTTGGACAAAGTTAAGCCCAGACCTTTCTTGTATAGCTTTAGACAAACGGCCTTCTGCTTTTATATAAAGACCCTTTGTGTTTTCTACTGTATCCAACATGTTCAGCATAACATGAAGAGCCTCATTAGTCTTCCCTCCTTCATTGCATCCAATGAACCTTTGCAATCCAGAACTGAGTCCACCCCCCATACACTGATCGAGAATCATAGACCCAGTAGAAACTAAGTATGAGTCAGCACACTCTTCGTAATTGTAGTGAAAATCCTTATTCGATTTAAAAAACTTAGACATGAACTCTGATGTCCCAACTTGATTCTTACTGCTAACTTTACTCATCTAAAAAATTTCTCAGGGTTTTTGGTTTTTCGATCCTTCTATCTTCTCCCACTTTATCCTTATGGTCAACCATTTTTTCATAATTCTTTGGCTTATACTCAAACTCAAGCTTCTTCCTCTTCAAATAAGCGATTCCATCTTTAGTCAAAAAATACTTTATTGATCCTTCTAGTTTGAATGGAGGTTTCACCTTACCCAAGAAGATAACGTCTTGATCAAATAACTTAAATACCTTGGTAGCTGTCATCATATCCAGACGATAGTCTAAAGACTTCCCTCCTCCTAACATCCTTTTAATAAAATCTTTCCTTTCCTTGAAGAAAGATTGAGGTTTGTTTTTAGACGAAGATTTCTTAAAGACATTACCACAAGGGCATGTTTTAATAGATGCAGCGCATAGTACCTTACATTTAGGACAAGTCTTTTTACCCTTCGGCATGAAGCTACCTTAGAGTAATCTTAAGTCATTATCAACCATTTTTCTTACAAGACCGATAAAATCTGTTTTAGGCTTCCAACCTAAGTTTCTCCTAGCCTCCGAAGAGTCTCCCCAAAGAACCTCTACTTCAGCAGGTCTATAGAATTCTGGGTTAATCTGCATCAAAGTCCTACCTTCATGCACATACTTCTCATCTACACCCTTACCAACCCACTTACACTCTTCTACAGCAAAGCCAGCAAAGTTAAATGCCTGTTCTACAAATTCTCTAATAGTATGAGTCTCATTTGAAGAAAGAACGTATTCTCTAGGCTCTTCTTGGTTCAACATTAACCAAACGCCTTCTACAAAGTCTTCTGCATCACTCCAATCTCTTTTAGCATCAATATTGCCCAACTCAAGAGGTTTAAAATCATTTAAAATATACTCATTTTTGATACGAGCCACATTCTTAGTAATCTTACGAGTAACAAACTCTTCTCCACGACGAGTACCTTCATGGTTAAACAACCAACCTTGTACGGCAAATAAATCATAAGAGTCTCTCCAAACCTTTACCATGTGCCTAGCACTAGCCTTAGAAACACCGTAGGGGCTTCTTGGTCGCAAAGGATGAAGCTCTGACTGAGGAGAGTATAAAACGTCTCCAAATTCTTCTGAAGAGCCAGCATTATAATAACGACAATTAGGACAATACTTCCTTATAGCCTCTAATTGATATAACACCGCCATAGCATTAGTCTCCATATGATTAACTGGCATCTTCCAACTAACGCCAACGAAAGAATTAGCAGCAAAGTTGATGAAGTAGTCTGGCTTTTCCTCTGCTACAACCACCTCTGTATTAGCTTGATCAGCCACATCTAAATCAATTAGCTTGAATCGTGGATTACTCGCTAGATGAGAAATGTTGTCATGGTTTTTAACACTTAACCGTCGGACTCCAGCGACAATAGTGTGTTCAGTATTCTTCAGAAGATAGTCTGCCATGAAGCTACCGTCTTGTCCTGTGACTCCTGTAATGATTACTTTTTTCATTTAAACCGATATTTCGTATTTAAGATTATCAAAAGAATCTAAATATTCACAAATAATATCTCTACTAATTCCATCTAAATTTAGATCGTAATGCTGATTATCGTGAAATTCAATATTTAAAAATTTAACTTTGGAAAAAAAGTTGGATTTACTTTCAATTAATTTTTTAAAAATGCCAAATTCTTCTCCTTCAATATCCATCTTCATACAATCTATAGACTCAAAATTCTTAAATAAAAATTCAAAGTCTTCCGTTTTAACCTTAAAAGGTTGTTTGTTAAAACGCCCTTGATGAAGTCCAGATCCACCAGAATTATTCTCTTCAAAATTAAAAGTTGCTTCCCCAGATTGAGTGCTTACAGCTATCTGATGCAATTCAATATTTTTAATATTATTCTTTTCAAGAGCCTTTTTAATACACTCGCACATAACTGGGTTGCATTCATAAATATGAAATTTTGATTTAGGATGCTTCTTAGAAAGAACCATAGATACCAAACCGCTATGTCCTCCAATGTCTACAAAAACTCCACCTTCATTTAAATATTCATCTGGAAAATTAAAATTATCATCATTTAAATGCCGTGCAACATTTGGAACAGATGTGCTGTTCAAAAAATCATACGCATATAAATCAAACTCCTCAATCTTTAATAAAAATTCTCTAACTTTCATTTTTTAAATTGTTTTTCTCCGCTATAACATAAAAAGCATTATTTAAATCATAACTACTGACAAAAATATTCTTCATCCCAAATTCATCAAGGCATTCTTTAATTAATTCACCATCAAGGCTATGGATATGTTTCCTATTGTAAAATGGCCTCCAATACTTTTGTGTTCTATGTGGCAAATATAAAAACAAATTACCTCCATCTTTTAACTTGCTAACCCAATACTCCAAAGCTGAAACCCAGTTATCTAGATGCTCCAAACAATGACTACTGAAGATGTAATCAACCTTGTCTTCAGGCAAATTAAATGCATCCCACTCATCCTCTAAACAAAGATCTATACCTATTGCCCCTTCTAACTTCCATCCCTCTTTGCAAAAACCGATGTCATAACCAACGCCTTTACATACATGTTTCGCAAAAGGAAATGCAAATTGGGAAGAAAAACCCTTGGACTGAAACGAGGGGTAATTTTCTCCTTTGAAATTTAAAATATCAATCATTAATGTGTTGTAAAGAAATCAAAAATTAAATCAACAAATTGTTCGTTTGTTGTATAAGGGTTTGCATTCAAGTGTCCAGAATTAGGGAAAAAATTTTCTGGGCCAGCGGGGACATATCCATAATTATTAATCTTCATCCATTTATGCAGATGACAAGTTGTAATGATACATTTTGTTCCAACTCCAGATGCCAAATTAGAAATACCGCCTTCTGCTCCTATGTATAAATCACTAATTTTTATTAAAGATGCTAAAAAAGCAAATCTATCATAATCTAAATCGCAACCTCTAACATCTTTATGTCTTGACGATGCATTATAGTCGGATATTTTAATTAAATTAAACTTGTTTGAATTATCTAAAGCTTTAATAATTGATTCCGTTTCGCCCTGACGATCAAGATCTCCGTTATAAAACTGCTCTTTAGTAAAGAACCATCTCCTTTTGCTCCAGTCTCCTTGGTAAGTTATAATAGGTTTATCAGCAAGAGATTCTTTAAATATATTAGCCGCATAGTCAAAATCTTTTAAAGTATCTACATGAAACTCTTTGGAGATGTTTTTTATGCCACAAGATTTTTGAAATATTTCTGTCCCCAACTCTTTTCTATCTCCAAGAACAGGCGTTGTGTAAATTTTATCATAAACAGACTCATTAAAATTTTTACTCAACCCGTGAATAAAAACATTATCAATATGAGGGTTATTGCAAATTAACCTATAAGGTTGAGGAAGGTAAATCAAATAATCAACAGAAGTAAACCCCTGTTCTTTTTTTAATTTTTCAGCAATAGGAAGACAAAATAAAGAGTCTCCTATCCAACCTGTAGTTTTAACTAAACACTTCATTTCCAATAACTATATATTCCTTTATCGACCTCGTAAGTCATTTTTTTACTTTTTCTTTTGGGTTGATCTTTAGCCCAAAAAAACATTTTTTTAATCAACTCATAAACATTTGTTTGGTCAGTAAACTTTGCAACGTCTTTGGCTTTTGTGTGATCACAATAAGCATGTTTTACCTCATGCCTCTCTTCTCCATGTTCGATAATAGCTTCGTAACCTTCCTCTTTTGCGACTTTTTGAACGATTTTTGCTACCTCATTAATGGTCCACTCTTTATCTGCACCAATATTGAATAGTTCTCCATCATGAGATTCGATCATAGATTCAAACACAGGTAGCAAGTATTTTACATCAGAAAAAGCTCTTGTCTGTTCCCCATCTCCATAAACAATCATAGGCTCTCCATCTAGAACTTTTTTAATAAATATACCAATCACATTTCTATAAATGTCCCAGATGTTTTGATAAATACCTAAAATATTATGAGGTCTAACAATAGTGTATTTTAAATCAAACTGACTAGCAGCTAACTTAATGTCCATTTCTGTTGTATATTTGGCAACTCCATAAGGATCTACTGGATCAGGTAACATATCTTCTTTGAATGGAGCTGGTTGATCACCATAAACAGCCATTGAAGATGTGAAAATTAATTTACAGTTGTGTTTAACACACTCGTTTACTATGCGAGCAGAAGAGATTACATTATTCTTGTAATTAAATTCTCTAATAAATGGAGATAAGCCTTCGGCTGCGTAAGCTGCAAAATGAAAAACAACATCTGGATTCTCTTGATTAAAAATAGAGGTTATATCTCCAGATTCTAAATTCAACTTATGAAATTTAAAATTTTCATGCAAAGGAAGAAAATCTTCATAACCGCCAGAAAAATCATCTACACCAATAACCTTATACCCCTTATCAAGCAAATACCTTGAGAAGTTTGCTCCTAGCAAGCCAGCGCATCCAGTAACTAAAACTTTTTTCATATATTAAAAAATGGTGCTAAATTATCGTGATCTGGGGATAAGTGTGTTGACTTTGAAGGTATTGGAGTAGCCAAAGATCTTCCTTTTTTGTTTAGCTCAATAAACATCTCAAAATCTCTTGGTATATCCATTGTAGTAAATTTTTCAAAAATATCAATATCTTCTTTTAACACAGAGTATTTAGTAGCAAAAGTCATTGTTGTAGAATTAGTTAGCTTCCAATGGCTCAGAGATGTTCTAAATAACTCTGTAGCTTCGCCAAGGCTACGAAGAAGAGGGTTTGGGTTAGCATTGTAATTTCTGTACTTGTCACCATGATCGTACAAAGAGCAATAACTTGCATAATCTAAGACCTCTTGAATCAACTCAGGCAACTTTTGCCCTTTATGGATGTAATCATCCTCGCAAAAATAATATTTTTGATCAGGGAAATTTTTTAAGGCGTATTTATACGTGAATATACCTCCAGCAGAATTTCCTAAATTAGTCTCCAAGACATCCAATTTAAAAGATTTAAAATAGTCTATAGATTTTTTCTCACAATTATCACATACGACAATAATTTTTTCTGAGGAAAAGTTGTCGTAAAAACTATTCCAACAATCTATTTTAGAGAAGTTATGCCCAAACTCTTGGGGATCTTTCCCTTTATCACTATACCTATAAAATGAAATCATAGCTGATCGAAGAAAAGTTTCTTAACTAAAACTCTAAATGGGTCTTTTTCTAACCCATTCTGAAAAACCCCATGAAACCCAAATGTGTTTAATGGATTAAATGTTCTGTCATCATCAATCGGCATTTCATATGAAAATTTTTTCGCTAATGATATTGGAGCGAATTTCAAACCAGCTTCCAAACACTTAGAGTGATTTTCTCTACAGATTAAATGGTCTTCTGGAGTACAATTTGAATTTGGATTCAAACCAATATTATCAATATAATCCATGCCCTCACAAAATTCCAACATCTTTTTAGAACGCAACGAGAACCCACCGTTGCCGACCCTTGAGTTTAAATTATTGGGCCAAGGAGCGCCGATCCAATCGTAGTTTAGAAAATCTGAATCCCACTTCTCTGGGTTTAGAATAAAACCATCATTTTGGAATGTTAAAACAAATTCTGTATCTACAAAACTGTTTAATTCTTTAACCATGAACTCGTTGTATCCTCTCAAATCAAAGCCATCAACATAAGTCACCTCGACATCACTATCGAAGATTAAATCCTTTTGAGCTGAAACCACTTTAATTGCTCCAAATTTTATTTTAGAACAAGAAGCGTTAATTATTCTGTTGATAATATCATTGTTTTCTTTCGCACTTGGTTTGGGATTACCCATCACTGTGAAAAGAGTTATGTTAGATAAATCGATCATACTTTAATTAGGTTGTTGAAATCAAAATCTTGTTCAAAGTCTTTTAACCCAAGCTTATAATACCGATAAGCATCGTTAACATACTTTTCGAAATTAATTATTCTTTTAATTACGTCATCTAAATCATCTCTACAAATAAATTCAATAACTTCATCAACATTATTTGTATCAATGCTATTAATAGCCAAATGATTTCTAAACTCTATTCTAGCTAAGTGTCTTTGCTTTATAAGATCTGGATTGTCTTCACAAGCCAACTGAACATGGATACTGCCTTTAGTTAAATAATACCTTAATGCTTGTTTGACAAAATCAAATTTTCCCCGCTTTTCTAATCTTAAATTAGTCCTGATTGGTACGGAATCAAAAACTTCATGTCCATGTAAATCAATAGCGCGATTACATCCAGAAAGCATCTCGTGAATAGAATTTTTCCAATACATCCACTCGTTTAATTTAAACGCCATGAATTTCCCTTCGTAATACAATCCATCTATACCATTAGATTCAAAAACCTTTTTATGATTATCCCAATTTTTCATAAATTCTGGAGAAAGCCTTTCTTCAGAATCTATGTTAAAAAACCAATCCCCTTCTTTGATCACATTACTAAATAAATAATGATTCCTTGGGAAGTCATAACGACCAAACCAATCAGTGTAAATGATTTTACCGTCTCCTTTTACTGATTCTAAGTAATCTGCGCCATCATCTTTTGGATAATGAAAGGTCCAGACTAAGCCGTCAAAATAATCTTTAACAGGCTCTATAAGCTCCTTCAGATTACTTTCATGCCCTTTGTTGGTGATTCCACATAGCCATGTCTTATTTTTCATATTATCCTATATGTTGTGAGTAAATTTTTTCTGGGTTATAAAAAGAAAATGGAGTCGTGGACTCTGTAAGATTTTTTAATAAGTCACCAGACATTAGTTCGCAATGATAATTTGCAAGTTGATCTAAATATCTTTGACCTGATTTCCAAGCAACATAAATCTCTTTGGTTCTACTAATGTTTGGTTGAAATGTAAATGTTGGCCCATAGTGTGTGTAATTTTTTCCTTGGGTGAATATATCACCACTATCAATAAAGTGGTCTTTATTGCACGGCCCAAAATCTTTTTCGCTATTAAAGCGAACACATAATTGGTCAGGGTTTTCATCCAAGAAATGCATGGATTCAAGGCAAGCATCTATCATTTTTTTTCCATTCTCCTTGATTACCCAATCGTCTTCTAACCAAAAAGAATATTCTTCTTTTCTAAAAGAGGGGTGAGAATAAACTTTAAAAACATCTTTAAAGTATTCTGCGGAGTGAATTTGGTGGTTATTAGAATGATGAACTACGTCCGCCTTTGTTTCAATAACTTCTATATCAAACTTAGAACAAAAGGTTTTGATTTCTTCGGCTTTATCTTCTTGGTTTGGTTTTGTTTTGAGGTGAAGAACCTTTCTTGAGAACAAGGACTCAGCCTGATCTGATATGGATGTAATTGTTTCTTCGTAGGTATCTCTACCACCATGACCCATTGTGGTGCAAAAAATAACTAGGTTCATTTCTTCGCAATTAGGTTGAAGTTGTGAGCACGAAAATGTAAGACCTTTATCACAACATATTGTGTGATAAAGGTCTTGGAATATCTAATCTTTTTTAGATTATTTAACCTTGATCATTATATCTTTCTGTTCCTCTTTCTCAAGAGGTATTTTGATTCTCAATAGGCCATTTTTATATTCTGCCTCAATGGAATCCTTATCAACGTTCTGGTGCAAGGTAAAGTGCTTCTTGACAGATCGTCGAGATATTTTTCTATGGTAGAATTCAGCATCGTCATCTTTTTGCTGAGATCCCGCCTCAATCTTCAAGGTTTGCCCAGATACGTAGACGGAAATATCTTCCTGATCTAACCCCACCAATGCAAACTCAAGAATGAAATTATCATCCTTGTCTTTATAAGCATCAAAAGGCTCAGAGCCTGAATACAATGGAGTGTTAGCTTGATTAGCTAACGATTGCATCCGCTTAAAGATATCTCCCTCGAAAACCAAGGGAGCCAACATTTTGTTTATCATCATTGTCATACTACTATTTTTAGTTAGTTTTTGTTTTTCTAGCCCCATTTTGGGTGCTGGAAATTCTCAGACAATAGAGATACACTAAATCAATTCTCGTCGAATTGTGCTTCGTCGATACGATCTAGTATAAATGCTATTGTTTCATCGAGTTCTACCTCGTCTGTTAAATTAATTTCTGGTTCGGTCATGGTGCATGTATATACACAAACGAAACTCTTGGGGAAATTTACCCTTCACAAGATTTACATTCCATCAAAGACCTTGATAGTTCTTGGCTTGGGTTAGCACTCCTTTGGTAATATAAACCTTTTACTCCATTCTCCCAAGCGAAAATCATCAGTTGATTAACTTCTTTCATTGGGGTCTTTGGTGCTATCATTAAATTAAGGGACTGACCTTGGTCCAAATACTTTTGCCTCTGAGCTGCCTGTATTACAATTTCCTTTTGGGAAATCTCCTCGAAAGTCTTAAAAACTTCTTTGTCATTTTCCGACATGAAGCTCAAATGCTGAACGGAGCCTCCTGTTTTAAGTATGCCAAGCCAGACTTCATCGTTATCCTTACCATACTCCGCCAAAGATTCCTTTAAATAAGGATTTTTATAAGTGAATTTACCTTTCGCCAAGTTCTTTACAAAGTAATTTGAGTTCAAGGGTTCAATCGAAGGGGAGACTTGGCCTAAAATAAATGAACTACTAGTCGTAGGAGCTATCGCTAAAGTAGTTGTATTCCTGCGCCAATATTTTTTAGCATATAAAGGGCCACCAAGAAGTTGAAATAATTGACCTGTAGCATTATCACTTTTCTTCCTAATCTCTTTGAATATAGAACTATTAGCCAATTTAGCTTCCATACTCTCAAATCCAATCTTCTTGCTTTGTAAATAAGAATGCCAACCCAGAACCCCCATACCTAAAGCCCTATGCCGCTTAGCAAAGTTATGAGAAGACTTCATAAAAGGAAGATCCTTAGTTTTTTGAATATACTCTTCCATAACTGCATCAAGAAACATCGTTAGAGTCTCGATAGCATCCGTCTTTACTATTGCATCCCACTGTACCAAATTCAATGAAGATAAACAACAAACAAAAGACTCATCTTCTGTAGACGGCAAACTAATCTCATTACAAAGGTTCGAAGCGAAGATCTCCATTGCATTTTCCTTGTAGCAGTCTGGGGCTTGATTATTAGCAGTGTCCTTGAAAAACAAATAGGGATAACCTGTCTCAAACCTCTTTTTAATCACTGAAGCCCAAATCTGACGCTTTTGAGGGTCTCCATTAATCATGGATTTCATCCAATCATCTCCTACGGTAATCCCAAAAGACATTTCTTGAATCGCATTACCTTCACTCCGTATCCTAAGAAATTCCTTAATGTCAGGATGCTCTATTGGAAGGTAAGCAGCGAAAGATCCTCTACGAACGTTTCCTTGGGACACTACGGCTGCTACTTTATCGAACAATTCCATAAAATGGACCGCTCCTGATGATTCCCCGCCAGAATTTATTTTTGATCCACGCTCCCTAAGATCTCCAAAATAAGCCGAAGTACCAGAACCATGCTTGGTTTGCATGCCCACTTCTCCTTGCTTGGCTAAGATCCCATCCATACGGTCTGGAACATAAACACCATTGCAGGAAATAGGTAACCCTCTTTCCCTCCCAAAATTGGACCAAACAGGAGAGGCTAGAGAATAAAACCCCTGCTCCATATAAGAAATAAACTTATCAGCAAATCCATTAATGCCCAAATAGCGTTGGGCTGTTTTAGCGATATCTTCTATTCTTTCTTCTGGG